GTACTTTCGCGATCCCGCGAACAACATCTCGTTTGGCATCAAGATTCTCAACCAGCAGCAGTACAACGGCATTGCGGTAAAGACTGTGACCAGCACCTACCCGCAGGTGATCTGGGTCAACATGACCTACCCCAACATCGAGATGTACATCTACCCGGTGCCGACCAAGGTGCTGGAGTGGCACTTTGTCTCAGTATCTGAGTTGACCCAACCGGCCACGCTGGCGACGGTGTTGTCCTTCCCGCCAGGCTACCTGCGGGCGTTCCGGTACTGCCTCGCCTGTGAGATTGCTGCTGAGTTTGGTGTTGAGCCGTCGCCGCAAGTCTCGCGGATCGCCATGACATCCAAGCGCAACTTGAAGCGGATCAACAACCCGGATGACATCATGTCGCTGCCGTACAGCATCGTGGGCACTCGGCAACGCTACAATATTTTCGCTGGCAATTACTAAGTATGTTTAAAATATCTACCTCTAGGAGAACCGGGTCCAGTTTTTGGTTGACCCAGTTGCTCTTTTGTGTAGATGTTGAACGCGTGCTGAACGTTTTCTTGGTGCGTAAGCAGTTCCAAGTTTTCAATCCGGTTGTCGCTTCGGTTCAAGTTCTTGTGATTGACTTCCAAGCGGCCTGGAATCGGGCCGTTAAAAGCCTCCCATACGGCGCGGTGTATGCGGACATGTTTGTAAACGCCGTTTTTGCTGGGCGCAAACGTCATGTACTCGTACTTATCAATTTGCTTTTTGACCGCTCTCGATTCGGCGTCCCCCACCCAAGTGTTCCCGTGCTTGATGGAGGACACCGTTGTGATGCTTGTACCAAGAAACGCCGCCACCGTCTTGAGCGTGGCTTTTTCCTCCAGCATCTGTTTTGCCTGCTTGACCTGCTCGGCGGTAAACTTTCGGCCACGCGCAATACGCCGCACATTGCCCAAGTTGCTGATCTCGTACAATCCTTCATAGCCAAGCACTGCTTTCCAATCTTCCACGATAAACCTCCAGTTGTAATGAACCAGAAGTTTACTCCTATCTTTGTTGGACTGCAAGCGTGAAGACCCCCATTTTGGGTAGCTCATACGTTGCCCGCAGCATCAACGCTGCGGACAACCGACTCGTCAACTTGTTTCCTGAAGCCATCCCCGATGGCGGCAAGGAAGCTGGGTTTTTGAACCGCGCCCCAGGATTGCAGTTCCTCCAGACGGTCGGCACCGGGCCTATCCGGGCTTTGTGGGCGCACCAGACCAACGGGTCGGACTTCTACGTTGTCTCGGGCGTCGAGGTCTACAAGCTCACCAGCACCAGCGCAACGCCTCAGTTGCTTGGCACTGTGTCAGGCACAGGCCCGGTGTCCATTGCGGACAACGGCGCCACCATATTCTTTGCCTGTAACGGTCCGAGCTACACCTACCATGAGCCAACAGGCTCGTTCGATGCGATCACCAGTCCCGACTTTGCCGGCGCTGTCACTGTCGCGTACATCGACACGTTGTTTGTCTTCAACGAGCCAAACAGTCAAAACCTGTGGTCTGTGATCACGCAAACCCTGACTACGCCGCCGGTGCAGATATACCCGCTGGTGTTTGACCCTGCGACGGTCGCCCCCGCCGATGGCTCTCCTGACGGTGTGGTGGCGATCAACGTAGACCACCGGCAGATGTGGGTGTTTGGTACTGACTCGGTCGAAGTCTGGTACAACGCTGGGCTTACCGGGTTCCCTTTGACGCCCGTCCAAGGCGCGTTTAACGAGATCGGTTGCGCGGCCCCCTACTCGGTCGCCAAGCTCGACAACGCGCTGTTCTGGTTGGGCACAGATGCTCGCGGGCAGGGCATCGTCTACAAGAACAACGGCTACAGCGGCATCAGGGTCTCGACCCACGCCATCGAGTACGCCATTGCCCAGTACGGCAACATCTCGGACGCGGTAGCCTACACCTACCAGCAAGAAGGCCACGCCTTCTACGTCCTAAACTTTCCGTCTGCCAGCAAGACCTGGGTCTACGATGTGTCGGTGCAAGCCTGGCACGAACGCGCCAGCGGCAATCAAAGCCAGTACCGGCACAGGTCGAACTGCCAGTGCAACTTTGGCGGCACGATCATCGTTGGTGACTTTGAGAACGGCAACATCTACGCTTTTGATCTGGATGTCTACGCCGACAACGGCGAAATTCAAAAGTGGCTGCGATCATGGCGGGCGCTGCCAACCGGTCAGAACAACCTAAAGCGTACGGCCCACCACTCGTTGCAACTCGACGCTGAGTCTGGCGTAGGGCTAAACGGGATCGACCCTTCCGCGCCGTTGGAAGCGCTGTTGACTGAAGGCAGCGATGAATTGCTGACTGAGTCAAGTGAAAGCCTTTTGGTTTCGGTTGCTACAGTCCAGGGTGTCAATCCGCAAGCCATGCTGCGCTGGTCGGACGATGGTGGCCACACCTGGTCGAACGAGCACTGGCGCTCGATGGGCGCTATCGGCCAGTACGGTTACCGCACCATCTGGCGCCGGTTGGGCATGACCGAGAAGCTCCGCGACCGGGTCTACGAAGTTTCAGGTACTGACCCGGTGAAGATCGCCATCATGGGCGCTGAACTGTTCATCACCCCGACCAATGCTTAATCTCACCCAAGTCCCGGCGCCGCGTGTGCCCCTTGTTGACGGCAACACGGGTCTGGTGTCAACGGAGTGGTTTCGGTTCTTCAATGGGCTGTACGCGGTTGTCGGAGAAAACCAGAACACCCTTCAGCCGGTCAACGGCGGTACGGGCGTGTCGGCCATACCGACCAATGGCCAACTGCTCATTGGCAACGCTGTCGGGTACACACTCAACACACTGACGCCAGGCGCCGGCATCGGGGTGACCAACGCTGCTGGCAGCATTACGCTTGCCAACACGGGCGTTCTGTCCTGGGCTGGCGGCATCACCGGCTTGACGCCAGCCGCTCCGACCACTGGTGCGGTCACGCTTTCTGGCCTGCTCAACGTTGCAAGCGGCGGCACAGGGCAGAGCACCTACACCAACGGTCAGCTACTGATCGGCAACACCACAGGCAACACGCTGGGCAAGGCGACGTTGACGGCGGGCAGCGGGATTGCCATCACCAACGGCGCTGCTTCGGTTACCATCGCGTCAGACAAGGCCTACGGTTCGTTTTACGATACCACGACCCAATCTGGCGTAGCCCTTACAGCCACAGCAATTACGTTCAACTCGACAGATCTATCGTATAACGTAGCTATAGGGTCGCCAACTTCTAGAATTGTTGTAACCCGCGCAGGCATTTACAACTTACAATTTAGCGCGCAAATATCAAACCCTACTGCTTCAATTGACGATGTGACCATATGGATTCGGCAGAACGGAATTAATATAGCCGACTCTGCCGGTATTGTTGGAACTCCTTCAAAGCACGGCGCAATTAACGGGCATACCATCATTGGGTGGAATTACATTTTGCAAGCCGCTGCCAACGATTATTTTGAGTTGTATTGGATTACTGATAGCGGTACAACTCAACTATTGACCTATCCAGCGTCCGCATCGCATCCGCGAGCTCCGTCGATGATTTTGACCGTACAACAGGTATAACATGAGCGCAATTATTTCCCCTACGCCAAAATTGCAGTTCTTCACCGCTGGCGGCATTCCTCTGGTTGGCGGGCACCTGTACACTTACCTTGCTGGTAGTGTCACACCGTTGGCAACATACACGGATTCCAGCGGAACAACGCAGAACCCGGTGGACATCGTACTAGATGCTCGCGGAGAAACACCTAGCGGCGTGTGGTTGGGCACTTCGGCGTACAAGTTTGTGCTTGCCTCTGCTGACGCGCCTGCGGTTCCTATCTGGACCGTCGATAACATCTCGACGCAAGACGCGCTAAACGCGCTGACCGCTTTTGAGGCCGAGCTTGCCAACAGCACCAGTTCAACGCTAGGGTCTTCACTTGTCGGGTACACGCCAGCGTCTGGCCCGCCTGCTGGTGGGCGCACGGTCCAAGCAAAACTGCGCGAGATCGTCAGCGTCTTGGACTTTGGCGCTGACCCAACAGGCGTTGCCGATTCAACCGCAGCGTTAGCCGCTGCCGCTGTGTACATCGCATCCAACGCTGTCCGGTACAGGCTGGTTTTTCCGGCAGGCATCTACAGATATTCCGTGTCGCCCAACTGGGCTATACAAAATGCCGTCATTGAAGCTGCCGGCGAAGTTCGTCTGCGCTACACGGGTACGCTGAACGCGGTAACGCTCGACGCTGGGGCTGCGGCCAATGACCTGTG